TTGAGTTTGTGCCGCCGGTTATGTTCCCGACTATGCTCGCCGAATTGCCGCTGGTCAGTGCCGAGGTGACACAGTTGGTCGACGACGTGCTCCCGCCGTAGACATTCGCGGTAAGCGTCACTCCATTGTTCAGCGCGAATGAACCGCCCGCTGTCGCGCTGCCAGTGGTGTCGCAGCGTACCTCCCCAACGGTTGGCGAGATATTGACCGTGACCGTCTTGTTGTTCGCCATGCAAACATCGCCAGCACCCGGCGTGACGAACGAGCCGCTGCCGTTGGCGACGGTGTTCCACTCGTTCGCCGCGTCCCAGTTGGCGGATGCTTGGGCGAAAAGATTAGCCACGATCTAAAGCCTCAGGCAGCGCGATCCGTGAGCAGCGTCTGCACCACGTCCAGCAACTTGGTCAGCGACCTGCCGAGCGCCGCGTCAGTCTGCGACTTTTCCGCGAGCTGGCCGACCGCCTCGTGGTAGGCGCCGGCCTCGTAGGTTTCGATCACGTTGTTGATGATCCGGTACGGCACGACGCGGATGTTCATCGCATAGTCAACGGTGTTGCCGGTGATGTTCGGCGACACGTTGAGGTAGAACATGCTCTTGTCGTAGGGCACGGCCGGGCTCGGGATCGAGCGCGGCTGCATGGTAACGGCGGTACTTGGCTTGGCCATAACTGCTCCTATGCGGTTGACGGATTGGCGTGCGCGTAGCCAAGAATGTCCGCCGCGAACAGCGCGCGCTCGACGACGCGACGGAAGTCCGCGGCGCTGGCGTCCGGCAGCAGACGCACCAGGTTTTCATGCAACTCCTCGGCCGTGCTCGCGGCACGGATCGCGGCTTTCACGGCGGCCTATTGCGAGAGATTGAGAGACATGGGTTATGGTCCTGACATCAGATTCACGACGAAGCGCCGAACCGTTGCCGGCCCGGCGCTTGATCGTCATTCGCTCACGCGACCCAATAATCAGGTTGTCTTGCCCTTGATCAGCACGCGCGGCCGGGTGCAGTAGTTCAGCGCATTCATCTGCATTTCAAGTATCACGCCCTTGTCGTTCGGCATCGGGTACTGCTTCGCGTAGCGCGGCAGACCAAGCGTATTCACCGTCTCGATGTAGTCGGCCGGTGCGTACACGGTGCGAAACAGGTCAGGCACGCCGACCGGGAAGAAGTGCGCTTTGTTGGCATCGATGAAACCGGTCGCCTCTTCCGTGCCGACGCCACCGCGGTATTCCTCGAACGTGATGCCACCGAAGTTCAGCGCTTGGTACGCGACACCGTCGCGCAACTGCGACGCCTCCTGCTGCGACAGATACGAGGCGCGCACTTCCACGTTGGCGATCAGCGCGTCCCAGAACTCCGCCGAGCACAGCGCGTGCACACCGGTGAACGGTTGACCGCCGAGCGTCTTGGCGATCATGCGGATCACAGAGCTGCACGTCGTTCGCACCGCACCATTGGCCGTCGCGCCATCGAGGTTGAAATCGACCTCTGATTGCTGCGAGACACTAAACTCGGTAAACAGGTTGTATAGCGTCGAGCCGTCGCCATTGAGGATGATGCCTTTGATGGCACCGACGCGCTGGTGTTCGAGTGTCACGTCGAAGTCGCGCGCATGCTCGGCAAGCCTGGCATTGACGACATCCATTACCGTTTGTACCTGGCTCTCCTGGCCGAAAGCGCGAATGCCCTGCACTTCGTCGGCCATGATCCCGTCGTCGCGCTGATAATGCGGGACCGTAAGGTTGCGCAACGTCCGCTTCTTCTTGCTGATGTCATCACCGGGGCCGCCCCGAGCGGTCGGATTGACCAGAGACAGCACGCCGTTGAGGTTCTCGATGGCGATGGTCGTAGTCGCCACGCGGGTCAATGACCACCCGGCAACTTCGCCAGCGCGACCGCGGCTAAACGGCTGCTGGTTGATCGCATCGGTCAGCGTAACGACCCCGAACGCATCGGAGCCAAAGACATCCAGAATGCCGCCCAGTGCAACCAGCACGACGCCAGCGCCAACGGCACCCTCCTGCGTGAACAGGCCCGGCAGCAGAATCTTGGTGGTGTGCGGATCGACGACCAGTCCGATGCACACCGCGAGCGCGGCCAACGTCACCGCGTAGAGCTTGAATTTCGAAGTCATGATTGCGTTCTCCTGTCTGGCGTGGTGGTTGGTAGCGTTACCGGATGATGATGCCGACGGCCAACAGGTCGGCGATGCCGGCGTTCAGATCGAGCGGGCTGTCGTTCGGCCAGGTCAGCTGGTCGCTGTTGACCTCCGCATCCCGCGCGATCACCGCGCAGAGCGCGTCGCCGCCTGACGCGTCGATCGCTGCGTACAGGATGCCGCCCGCGACGTTCGAGCCGTCGCTCAGGTCGTTGTTGTACTGCGCGTACTTGCCCGAAGCCGTGATCTTGCCGACGACGGTGCCGGCGGCGAGGTTCTGGCCGCTGATCAGCGTCCCGCTTTCGCGCGAGCGGTTGCCATTGGCCTCCGAGATGATGAAATCTCCGGCGTGGGTCGTTTCGGTCTTAGTGGTCATTTGGGATTGCTCCTATCAGGGATGGGTGGGCGCCGACTAGCGAGCGCGGTTGGCTTGTCCGCTCGCGCGAGCAAAGATCGCCTTCGAATCGATGACGACGGGTTTCGCCTCCGCATCGCCGGCCGACCCAGCCCCGACTTTAGGGTTGGGGATACCGGCCATTGCCTCCGCCAGGGGGTTTCCCGGCGCCGCAGGCGCGGCCTTGTCCGCCGCGGCTAGCAGCGCGACCGCGTCATCGACCGAATGCGCGGTCTTGAAGGCGAGGTGATTCGCGAGCTTCGCGCGGCCTTCGGCTTCCGCATGGGTGAGGATTGCCGAGATGCGCGCGCGCTCGGCGTCCTGCGCCGCTGTCACCGCGGTTGCGGCTTCTGCCGCCGAGGCGACTTTGCCCTCGGTCACGCCGGCGGCGCGCGCTTCGGCTACTTGTGCCGCTTGCGCGGCGCGTTCTGCATCAGTCATTTCCAGTTCTCCTTTCGACAGTGATGGGTCCGGCGTAGCCGGTGCAGCCGCGCGCGCACTTGCGGCGGCGCGCATTCCGTGAATCCGTACGTGTTGCGCCTCGGCGGCAAGCGCGGTAAGCGTCTCGTCGAACGACTGGACGCCGTCAACGAAGCCGGCCCTCACCGCGGCCTCCGGGTTGAGCAGGCCGGCCTGCGTATCGCGCACAGCCTGTTCGTCGATGCGACGTTGATCGGCAACCGACTTGACGAACAGATCGTAGACGCGGTTGACCTCTTCCTGCGCGATCGCCATCGCTTCATCGGACAGCGGCGCATGGGACGAAAAGTCGACTTTGCGTGCGCCGGCGAAGATCGGCGTGTAGACGAGCCCCGACTTCGCATCGCGCTGCGATTGATCCACGTGGAGCATGACCACGCCGACGGAGCCGACCATTCCGGTCTGTGGCACGAAGAGCTTCGTACCAGCAGAGGCCAGCCAATAGCCGGCGGAGAACGCCTGCTCGTTAGCGATCGTCCATACCGGCTTCTTCGTGCCGGCGGACCGAATCTTCTCGGCGAGATCGATCACGCCAGCCGCTTCGCCACCGTTGGAATCGATTTCCAGCATGATTGCGTCGACGCGCGGATCGTCCAGCGCGGCCTGTAGCTGCCCGGCGATCCGGTTGTAGCCGACCAGGCCGGAGGCAGCATCCAGCGAGTCGCCACGCTGCACCAGCGTCCCGATGACTGGGATCAGTGCTACGCCTTGCGCTGTACGCCAATAGCCGGCATCGGTGCGCACCATGCCCGGTGCAGCCAGCTCGACGCGCTGGACCGCCTCCGGCGCCGGCGACAGCAGCGCGGCACGCCCTTCCTCGTGCGCTCGGAACACGCGCTCGATCTCCGCGGCCTTCGCCTGCGTGACCAGGAGGGGGCAATTATATAAACGGGTTGCGAGTCGAAAGTGGTTCATCGCGCCGCCCCCAAGAAAGCGGCCCGCTTTTCAGGGCGGGCCGCAGGGATCGCCAAGGAGAAGAGGAGGAACCTCCGCGGCAGCGATCTACGCATCGGCGGCCGCGCCCCCGGGCTGGTTCGTCGGCGGCGTCTTGCTCGGTGTCAGTTCTGGATCCTCCGCGTCATCCGGCGCCGGTTGCGGCGGATTGGCAGCGCGGATGGCGGAGTGATCCGGCAGGCCGAGGCTCGCCGCATACTTCCGCTCGGTCGCGCGTTGACTCAGCAGCTCACGCCAGTGCATGCCGCGCTCGGCGGCGATGCGCATCAGAGTGTCGGTGTCGCCGTCAAGCATGATCTGGTCGCCGTTCGCTTCCTTTACCTTGTCGACATAGCCACGGCCGGGCCCGATCCAGATGCAGCGCAGATACGCGCGGCGCAGCTGGTAGAAGTTCGGCGCCTCGATCCGGCCGGCGTTGACCATTTCCTCGGCGAACAGTCCGTTGATCGGATCGAGACAGCCGGCACCCAGGCGGTCGCGCTTGCGGTTGAACGACCGCCACACCTCGTTGAGCGCCGCGCGCGTGTTCGAGTAGTTCGAGTCGGAGAAGTCTTTCATCGCCAGCTCGTAGGGCATGTCAGCCCCGACGGCGATGATGCGCGCGACGTTTTTCAAGAACACGCCGAACTGTGCGGCCGGGCGCGCCGGCATGAACGGCTCCAGCTTGTCACCAGGGAAGAGGGTCGCCAACGTCCCTGACTGCATGCGCACGGCGTGACCCTCGCGCGCCTTCATGTAGCCGTCCTCGTTGCCCTTGAACAGCTCAACGATCTCCTCGTGCTCGAGCGGCGTGGTAATCGCGCCCCAGATCATCGCGTTCATCAGCGCGGCCTGGATCTCCGCCTTGATGTAACGGTCGATGTTTTTGAACTGGTCGAGCACGGCGGATAGCAGCGGCTTGCCGCGCGTCTGGTCCGGGCGCTCGCCGTCGAAGGCGTGAATCACGCGCAGCCGGCCGAACGGCGTGTAGCGCGGGATGCGCTCCCAGGTCGCCGAACTGAAGTCGGTCGACATGAACCGATCGCCCGGGTGACCGCGGCGGATGTTGTAGGCGAGCGGCATGCCGTAAGCGTCGAACTCGATGCCGCCCCGCAGCCGCGCGGTGTCCGTCGCGTCGTTCGGATTCGACAGGCGATCGATTTCGACCGTCTGCAGCTTGGTCGCGAACCCGTCGCCGCGCTCCGGCAGCCACAGCGGCAGGATCAGCGCCGCGCCGCTGTTCGACTTCGAGTACATGAACTCTTCGCAGAGCATGTCGCCGGTCTTGGTGTCGCCGGCGTGGCAGGCGGTCGACCACCACCACTCGTGGAAAAGCGACTCGTAGCGCGCGCCCCACTCGTCCGCCCATTCCTTCGTGTATTCCGAACCAAGCGCCGCCTCGATTGCCAGATAGTCGGGTTGCGCACACAGTCGCAGACCTGTCCCGACGATGTTGTCGACGCCGGTCTGGACGATGCTGTGCGCGAAGCCATTGTTGCGATGGATGTCGCGCGAGCGATACTGCAGCTCGGGCAAGTCCGGCAGCAGATCGGCGTCTGCCGAGCCGCGGGACGCGTGCCAGCCGGCGACGTCGCGCAGCGTACGCGAGGCGCCGTGGTGTGCGCCACCCCAGCCGGTGAACGCGGCGCCGGCGGCGGGCATGGCTTCGCCGACACCCGCGCGCAGTCGGATGTGCGGTTTGGCCATAAGTGTCTCAGCAGTCGACGGGCATGAAACGGATCGCACCGCCGCGGCGGCAGCCGTTGCAGCGGTCGACGTGGCGCTGGGCGATCGCGATCTGCGATTGCAGCGCCTGCAGGTTGATGTCGTTCTTGCCCAGACGCTTCTCGCCGTCCTGGATCATGTTCACCTTGTCACCGGTCAGGAACTTGAGCTCAGCGGCCTTGAGTGTCGCAAGGCGCGTGGCCCATTCGGCGCAGGTGGT